ATCTCCTTTCTAAGTAAAACAGGTAGCCATTAGCTACCACTTTTAAAAAATTATCCAAAATCTAATCCAATAGTTTCGAAATACTGTGCCAATCTGCGATCAATAATATCAGCATATTTTCTGGCGTCACTTTCTGATGAAATATTACCGTTAATGTTAATAGTGACATTAGGTGACATCCCAACAGATTTAGGCTTTTGAATTTTAGCTTTCTGTAAAACTCTATCTAAGCCAAAATGCTTAGATTGCTTGTTAGAGTAAACGTGAACTGGCTCTTTAAATCTAGCAATTTCAGGTCCCTTTTCGCCAACAAGCACATTCTGGCCAACTGGAGGATTGCCACCTTCGGCATAGCCGTGACCGTTTCCTAAGGCCGATAGATCCGGACCATATTTGTGCTTAGCATAATTTAAACCAGCATAGATATTGTCGGGTCCATTAAAGATATTACCTGCACCTTTACGCTTGTATGCATTAAAGGTTGCACGTTTGGTTTGCATTAAACCAAGTGCTGGACCTGAGCCATCGCCATCTGGATCGGCTCCCGGCTGTTTGGCTGCAGGATTACCGCCAGATTCTGTTTGGATTTGGCGCAATACCTTATCAACCATGCCCTTAGATGTAGACAAGTTAAGTATCCCTAAAATACGCTTAACTGTACCAGCCCAGCGCTGGACACCTTCACCACCAATATTGGCTCCGAGTGCCCCTTCATCGCCAAGCCTATCTTTGATCCATTTTATGGCACCTGCACCTAGCTGACTCTTTGCTAAGTTCATCAATCTGCTTGATGGCTTTGCATTAGCGGACTTGGCAGAAGCATCATGCAGACCTTTAATTCTGTAAAAGCCATAGCCCATTGAGGTATCGTCTGATATCCGTGATACTCGCGCACTAGGTGGCGTTTCATTAAACATCGTGCCTGTTTGAGGGTTCTTGATAATACCCACATGTCCTGCCGCACCCGTTCCGTGACCAAAGATAACCAGGTCGCCAGGTACTGTCTTAGATAATGACTTACCAAGGTATTCTGTGCCACCAGAATGTTGCATGTCGACCGTTGACCGGCCAATATTAATATTGAAGTGTCGCAATGCCTGCATAACCATTCCTGAACAGTCACTTGCCATTTTTGAAGCAGCACCCATGACGTATCTTACACCGCTGAATGTTGCTTCTGCGTATTTCAGAAATGCCTCACGACTACCGCCATGACCATTGCCTGCACCAATAGCATTGTCAATAACAGTCCACATAGCATTAGTCCACGGAACGCCATATTTAGTTCCTGAATTTTTAGCTAGGTCAACTGTACCAGCAGTAATGTCAATCTTGCCGCGGTTAAGCTTGCTTGAGAACATATTGGCAAAGCTCTTAGCTGGATTAGCCTTGCCTCTGTCAACTAGTTTCTTCAAAAAAACGGTGGAAACACCACTACCTTTGGCAAAGTGTGGCATCCCCAAACTATGAGCTAGACTTTGTGTTTGTGAGCCATTCAGGACAGCATCATTCTTCTCAAGCGGTAGAATACGGTTATTGCCATGAGGAATCCAGATGTCTCCAGAGCCTTTAACGATTGCTTCTTGTCTTGGCCCTGACTGAGCATCGTTAACCATTGCCAGTGTGTTATCGGTTAGGCGACCATTTGAGCCTGCTGCAAATTTAACCGGCTTAATGACGCTGGCATTGCCACCAAACTGGCTTAAGACCTTGTCAATGCCACTAATACCACGGTTAATCTGATCAATCGTGTCTTGCATGGCATCTTTGGCATAGCCCTTCATCTTAATTAGCGCTTTGCCAAAGCCTTTGGATGTCGACTTAGCTAAATTGATGGTGCCATCGTGCAGGCTGTCCATCTGAGAGTTAACACCCTTGCGCATGGTAGTGTAGTCCTTAACTGTGCGGACACGTGTCTTTTTAGTCTCTTTGCCAGTTTCTGCAGTAATCTTTGCCCAAGATGAAGTAGTGCTTTTAGCTACTTTATCTAAGGTAGTATTGCCGTTAGCATAGCCTTTTAGCACATATCCCTGTCCTAAGCCACCATGCAATACCTTGTGGGTATCTTTGGCATTCAGAATATGTTCATTAGCATGAACTTTGGCAATCTCAGGACCATTAGCTCCCAAAATACGCGCATGGCTGCCATTGATGGTATAGGCCAGTTCTGCTCCGCCTTCACCAACAAGGGCGGTGTGCGTAGATTTAATTTGACCACCTAGGGCATGTGCTTTAACTGACTTCGTGGCAGGTTTGGTAAAATTGCCAATAGCTTTGCCGATACCACCAGCCCACTTGTCAAAGCCTTGTTTCTTGTCATTGAACCAAGAAGTAAGTCCATGCCATTGATCTTTAAACCAACCAATGACACTTTTGACACCTTTAATGAAGCCATTAAACATGTTCTTGGTCGACCAGCCTAGATTTTCAAGACTCCAGAAATTCTTTGGCGGTTTTTTAGCAAGCCATCCCTTGGTTAGAGCTTTTTCAGCATTAATTGCTGTACCATAGGCTGTCCTGTTCCACATATTATGTGAAGTCCACCCTAGGTTTTCTAAGGACCAGAACTTCTTAGGTGGCTTTTTAGATTGCCATCCCTTTTTAAGACTGTTAACAGCTTGACCTGCTGCCTTGCCAGTCTTCTTGGCCATATCATGAGTAGACCAGCCCAGGTTTTCCAGTGACCAGAACTTTTTAGGCGGCTTATTTGACTGCCAACCTTTGGTAAACTGGTTGACAGCTTGGCCACCCCAGCCACCGACTATTTTGCCGATTTGGGAGCCAACGGCTGCGCCTAACGGTCCGCCAAACCAGAGACCAATACCACCACCAATGCCAGAGCCAATGCCCTTACCGATATCCTGGCTGCGCTTGTCGGCTGAATGACGATCCTTGAAGGCATTGACAAATTCAGAGCCTGCATCTATTGCGACACCAGCACCTGCTAGTCCAGTTCCGATTTTTCCTGCACTAGTAAGACCTTTTAATCCGCCAGCTGAATGAACCGATTGAAGCAGACCATCAAATGATCCAGCTCCGCCCTGTTTTGTGAACAGTCCTTTTCCTAAATCTTCAGCTTTTGTTTTAACCGTTTTACCAAAGTCAACTGTTGAGTTGAAGCCCTTTGATAATTGTCCACCAAGGGTTTTACCGACATTTCTAAACTTGTTGCCAGAATGCAGGTATTTAGTGGATACAGCATCGATTCCTTTAATATCATCAATGCCTTTTAATCCTTTAACAAATGACCACACATGCTTAGATGCCTTATAACCATAACCAGCTATATCAACAAATGGTTTAGCTACCTTTTTTGCACCTTTAACGGCTACCATTGCCACGATAGCGTCAGAAACAATCTTAAGTGCCGTTTTGTTTTTGGCTAAATTGTCAAGGCCTTCTGCAATTGCATGTATTGCGCCACCATGTTTTTCAGCATTTTGGCCAATTAAACCCGTTGCTTTCCCAATATCGACAAATATTGTTGAAGCATCTTTCCAAATACCTTTTCCTAAGGTACCTGCAATAGACATAATGCTGCTACCAAACGTTTTTAGATCTTTTCCGTGTTTTGCGATCCAATTGAAGAATGAAGTTGTACCAGCACTAATATTGTCAATACCATTGTTTAACACTTTCGTTGCTGATACTTTTTGGCCGTTATTACCGACAAATGGAACTGCAGCCTTGTTGATGCCTTTGGAAACAGAACTGCCTAGTCTGTTAAATGCTTTCTCAGTGTCTTTAGATGTAGACCACTTACTAATCTGATTGATTAGTGGGTTTTCCATTTTTGTAAATGGTTTGTCAAAAGCAGACATTAATCGCGGCATTTGAGACTTTACAGTCCTTACCATCCCTGGAATGGTTTTGTTAAAGTTATCCGTGGCATTACGGTATTGATGAGCAGTGCTTTTAACCACGCCAATCATAGTCTTTGAACTAATCTTGCCCTTAGACATCAGCTCGTTCATCTGCTTCATCGTCAGTTTATGATTATGCGTCTGCGTTTGCATTGTCTTCAGCAAATTGGTTCTGATAACTGGGAAGACATTAACAAATGACATCATATCCTGTGCGGATACTTTGCCATTAGCCATCATTTGACCAAACTGAGTCCCGAAGTTTTCGACTTCATCGTCACTTTTACCAAACGCATCTTGCAGTGTAAGTACAGACTTAACAAGCTGACCAGTTTCTTTAGGGTCTTTGTCAATTGCATAGAACTTCTGACTTAGGTTATCAACCATAGCGGTAGAGTTTTGGGCAGCAGCAGCCATGTCATCAATCTGCTTAACCATGCCTTTGCCCCGTTTTGCATTACCCGTTAAGGTTAGCCAAGTAGCATTCATGGTTTGCTGTGCTATGTTGTATTCGTGAGCTGAATGAATCATCTCACCAAGACTTGATTTAACAAAGTTAAAGCCACTCATTACTGCATTAGATACAAGGCTGGCACCTAATATCGTTTTAAAAGCAGAGTGTGTTTTGTTGGCCGATACCGTTGTGTCATCAAGCTTGTTTTTAACCCGATCCCAAATGGACGGATTAGTTTTATGCATCTCTGCATTAGCTTGTGCAATAGCACCTTTGTACTTATTAATCTCTGTAGCATTCTGGTTAACTTTAACAAGTTGAGCTTGAAAAGCACTGCTTGATTTGCCAGTAGCTAATGCTGTCCGATTGAGTTGCTCCTCTAACCCTTTTTGTTTGCTAGAAAGGTCACCAATTGCCGATTGATATGTTTTAACTCTCTCTTTGTTAGCCTGATATGTTTTGCCTTCTGAATCTAGGAGCTTGATATATGACTCAGTTGCAGCTTTTGCTTGATCAATTCCTTTAGGCAAACTATCAGATGGATGCATCCCTGCCATCTTTTGGTTTATTGCGCCTAGACCTTGTGACAATGCACCAGCTGCTTTATTGGCTTTTTCAAGTTGACTGAAATCAACCTGAATCCCTAAGCTATAGCCTTCATGGTTAGCCATGATTTACTCCTTTCCTTTTAGCAAAAAAACAGGCTATTGTCATATAGCCCATCTCCTATTACTTCTTAGCTCCAAATGCGGTAGCAATACCGTTATTTGTTGCAGTGCTATTAATTTTGAACCGTTCTTCAATATCTCTGTTTACAATCTCTTGCATTACAGCCAATTGGTCAGCCGTTGCATGATCCACCAATTCAATGGGTACACCATGCATTACTAGCCTTAATTGTGGCTCTAAAGCATCAGCCTTATGCTTAATTTGCCGTTGATTAAAGCTGACCTGCAAGCCCGTTGTTAAGAAATCGAAGCACTTCGAGTGTTAGCTCACCTAAGCCAGGATGGGAGTTCCAGTAATTAAGTGAGTTAATTTTTGGTGAAACTATCACATCTTTTATGCATTCATCCATCAAAGCACTGTAGGCAATATTGCCAAACCTATTAGCTGCAATATCTTCTATTTCCATAGCTCTAGCTACACCTGGGAACTGTAAAACCACTGTGTACTCCTTATCAGTACCCTTTTCTAAGGTAATTTCTTTAGTCTTTCCCATCATTGTTTCAATTTCAGAAGTCTTAGCTTGTTTAGCAGTTTTAACCTGTTTGTCATGTGCTTCCAATGCTAATTCTGAATTGGTCTTTTTAGCTTCTGATTTTTTTGTAGTTGCCATTTAAATTTATCTCCTTTTTACTAAGCATCCCACACGGGCTTATATTAACTAACAATTATTATTACTCATCAACAAGTGGCGTTTCGTCCATGTACAAAGCCTTGATTTGCCATGCTTGATTTGACGCTTCAGCGGCACCAGTTGAAGTAGGTTTCTTAGGAATCCAACAATGAGTTGCTGAGATATGAATAGATGACGTTACGATATCTACTGGGAAATTTCCAGTTTCTGCTAAATCGTGCAACAATTTAACTACTGGAGCAGTCTCGAAAATATTAAGAGTAATAGTACCACCATGTTTAGCGTTTTTTGAAGCAACACCATTACCTTGCGGATCTTGTTTAACGGTAACAGTATCGTTGTCATAGTCAGCCGTATACATTGTATCTTCGCCATAAGCATATATTTGGTGCCCATCTACCATAACAACGGTATCAGCCGCATTATAAGTTTTGGTAGCTAAGCCGGTTAATGCTGAATTTTGTGACATTTTTTATCCTCCTTTATTGTAAAATCGTGTCTGAATTAACGGTCCCATGCACTGTTAAGGTGTGGACTGCACCTGATGCATGATAGGCAAAACTTAAGCCACCGTAATGACGATTGGATAGGTCCTGTGCTGATTGTTGTTCTCTTGGTGATGCACTAATTGAGAAGTCTGCCTTGCCATTTTCATCGGCTTGGATTATGCCTTGTTCATAAGCCTTACTTAAGACTTGAGTTGCTGCACCAAGAACCATGTTGATCCCGACCTGGCTATAAGGTACTTTGTCATTGTCTTGTAGCAACTTCTCCATTGCCGATTCCATATTGCTCTTAACCCAGATGATGCCATGTATGGTATCAATATATTCACCAGACAGAACCTTGCCTTCTGTTGTCTGATCTTTGCCAAAAACGGTAGTGTAAGCTACAGCATTTACCTTGTTAATACCAACTAATTCTGTGGCTGTTAAGCTTTCAGGCGTAATGCCATTAAGAGTTTTAAACTTCCAAGTAATAGAGCCAACTGGCAATGTGGCAATTGCTCCAACAAAAGCTGCATCCATTGCCTCAGCTGTATCATGCTTTAAGCCAATGGTGTAGTTCTGACCCTGAAAAGCAACTAGCGAAGATACATCGTTTGTTTGAATTACTAAAAAGTGATCTTTGTTTGCTTCAAAAATATTTGACAGCAAAGTAAGTTCAGATTGTTGATCATCGCTTTTTGCTCGTATTGCAAAAGTCCAGTTGAAGAACCAAAACGCACCTAATACATCCTGCTCTTTTCCGCTAGGTATATCTAACACTGCTACTCGATCTGAATGGTTCTCCTGGGCAAAATATGCTTCTGCCTTAGCCATAACATCATCATTGTCTGAGTAATCGACTTTGACTGCGTCTAATGATGCATATTCACGGTACACAGCACCAGTTGCTGCATCTGTCTTTCTTAACAGAATGCCATTTAGAATATCATCAGCTGATAGCTTGTCTGATGGCGCTTCTGCTTGATCAGCTGGTGTGTTGGCATTTCCAGAGCCACTTTGTGAAGGTGTGCTTGATAATTGATTGATAATTAATAGATTTCCTAAACCAACTGTAGGCTTAGGTCTAACAATAGACATCACAACGTCAACATCTGATGGTCTATCGTAGGCTACTATTGTATTTGCCATATTTTCCTCCTTGTTTAATTGTTAGAGACAGTTCCGTCTGTCAATTTTGTATTTCCTGTAGCATTAATCGACTTAATCTCTGTTTCATCAAAGTCAAACTGCAGGTCGTTTTCTTGGTATGTAAAATTCCCGTTAACTAAAAACGAGCAGTCAAAGCCAAAATCATTGTCATAATTGATACCTGACAATGTGGTCCGATTGCTCGTATTAGTCATTTTCTGTGGCACGATTTGTGCCTGTTTAAAAGCCCTAGCATAAGGGCTCTCATGTAGAGCAGTGTAAAGTTTGCCAGCTAACTCTAATGCTTCGATTGATGTCGTTGCATGAACATCAATCTGCATGGTGCAGACATATTGGGGATGATCTCTAAGCCAGTCACTAGTAGTTGGGTTACTTAAGGTAATCCAATTGAACGTAGCAAATGGATAATCTTCCATTTCGTCAATATTGTTCTGCTCCACCAGCTCACAGTTGCACACATGGTTTACTATCTTGCCCAGAACGTACTGGACTAAATAGTGATCCCTTAATTCAGGCAATTTAGTTTGCTGAATGTTTATCATCCCCTTTTAGTTCGTAGATAATGACATCTGAGTAGTCTTTATAATTTGAAAAAGGCATAACTCTAAACATCCCTCCCTGAGAAGGCACTTCAACCCTAGTATTTTCAGAATACATGCCGGTTGAGTACCACACCAGGTCTCCCTGTTGCAAAACTCCGCCTGGCAAGAACTGAGGCATCATAGCCGTCATATCACTGACAGGCAATACAGGTTCATGACGCAGTTCAGGTTCGACTTCTTCACCATCAAAATCAGGAACTTTAATCCCTCCCACATAGTGGTAATGAGGTTTATTAGTTGGACTCTTATATGGATATACTTTGATGTCCACACCGAAGTCTTTCAGCATGTCTTTAAACGACAAATAAAAGCTACTCATCTTTACCTCCTGCCGGGATTATTTTCCATGTAACTCGCTTTGGCAAATCGCCTGTGTCTGTTAATGGATCGTTCTGCCCCTTTTTGTTCGCTATCGTTAGCGGAGCATTGCCTGGCTTTGTCCATCTGGTTAATGTCTGTCTAATGTCAGCTACTGCAGTAATGCCTAGCTTAGACAATAGTTTTTTGCCAGTTCCGTTATTGTAGAGCACATCTTCGATGCCAGCCTTAATTATCTGGCCGTACTTTTTCTTGTTTTCGTCAAGAGATTTGCGTAGGAATGGCCTTGCTGGTATGTCGGACTTAGACATTAGGTAGAAATAGACTATTGGCTTGCCATTTTCAATGACACATGCAACATGCTTGCCTTTTGGAACAAACAGCCCCTTTACATCCCTAGCACGGACAGTTTTGCCATAACGATGGATTGCATTGCTAGAAGGCACCCAAAGATACTTAGTATTTTTAGGCACTATGTGTGCTCCATACTCGTTAGCACGAACCACAGTTAGTAAGAGACTGTCATCTTCGCCAAAAAAGCCAACAGCTACTTGGTTCTGTTTCAGGTAGTTCAGTTCTTTTTCGATTTTCTCAAAGCCGAAGTCTCCCTTTTTTTCGAGATTCAATGTTGCACCACCGCATATCTGCTTTTGCTACTGCCACCATATTGCTTATATAGTCGCAAGTAAGCTTGTCCCCAAGGTGATGCATTAAGCCAGTCTGCGTTAACAGATGCGCTATAATGCCGCTCCAGAGAACCGACTTTCTCAGAGACAATTCCTTGACCAGACTTGCCTTCTGTAGATATCAGGTGCAGAGCCATGTATTCAGTGGCCATTTGTCGTACTGGCATCCCTTCACCATCAATTGTCACATTCCTTGGGAAGTGATCTCCTAGCGCAATTAAATAAGCATTACTAATTAACGCAGTAATGCTTTCTTCTGGGATATCAGCTAATAAGTTTGGTGCCAGTTCTTTTAGATCATTAGGCTTAACATCCGTACTCATGATGTACCTCTAGTTGATGTTCAATAATTGAACAAATGCTGAAGGGTAACGTACAGCCAAACCACCATGTTTTTCCATGTAAGGTACAGTGGTTACTAACTTACTGTATTCAGTTGGCTGTCTCGTAATTGGGTATGCATCAGGAATTTGTGCGACTTCTGGATCGGTTAAGCAAAGAATTCCCATGTCCTTATTTCTTTCCGCTAAACGTGAGGTCTTTCCATGCCAATTCTTACCTTCAAGTTCTGGTACTGCCACAATTCTAGTAAGCCAAGGTTCAATCAAAGATCTCACAGTTAATTGCGGATTATATTTATTAAACGGTCTCTCTAGTTCGTCAATTTCTGCCTGTGGCAAAAGTAATGTTGGTTTTGCATTATCATATCCTACAAGGTGAGTAATTTTGCCAACTGCTTCTTTGAAAAAATTACGCAGTTTCAACGCACCGTCTTCAGTGTCTGTTGCCAGTTCAGCAAAAGTCTGCTCTGCATTGATCTGTTGAAAACCAGTCTTTTCAACGTCTGTGTTGGTTAAGCCAATAATTTTTTTCGACTCTAAGCCGTTAAAAATTATCCTGTCTTCACGTTCACTTAAGCCTTGAGCAACAAGCCTGCCTTGATCAGCAACTAAATCCATACCAGTTACTTTAGCTTTTTCAACCTCAGATTTTGTGAATGAAGCTGCCAGAATGCTCTCGGTTAATGGTACCGTAAATTCCGTAATTCCTTCTTCTACCTGAGGGATGTCAGTCATTCTATTTGTGTACTCTTTAGCTTCAGTTACACTATTGCGAACTCTATATGTATAGAAGTCTAGTGCAGCTGGTACTTGGTAGGATGTGAACAAGCTACGTGCCACCAGTGGCGCACTTTTTGGATCATAGATAATGCTATCTAGTTGTGTAAGTTGTGCCTTACTTACTAAACCCATATTTTCCATTTAGTTTCCTCCTTTATTTTTTACCTGACGAACTATTATCAGTACTATTATTTGTTGGTTGACTAGGGGTTGTTGATGAGTTGGTAGAAACTCCTGCTTCTAGTTGAACACGAATCTGAACAGTAGCAGTGCTATCTTTATCTCCATCTGACAAAAACATCCCTACGATATTGTCAGAACTCCCTGCTGGCTTAAATTTGCCGTTAGCGTCAACAGTAGCATTATCACCACGGTTAACATCTTCGCTGATTGGAACCCACCAAGTGCCTTCTCGAGCGACACCTAATGTTTCTCCAGCCTTCCACCTGTCATTTTTAATACTTTCTTCTGTTAAATCAGCCGCATCTACATATGTACGATTTAATGCAATGCCATAGATAGGGCCTTGAGTTGCTGTAACGGCTTCGCCATCTTTCAGAACAACTGCGGCTCCAAAGTTAATTGCATCCCCTGCGTGTTCAGTATTAACAGTGTGATCATCAAACACATCTGCTGGACTACCAGCACTGTGCGGTCCATCGTGATATAGAGTTCCATCTGGAATAGCCATATTATTTCCTCCTTTATTTCTTGTCTGCTAAATGATAACGATCAAATCTTAATTTCTCGATTTCGTTACTGTCCTGGCTAATATTAGGCTGTAGGCCATTGTATCCATTAATGTGCGCAGAATTATTTGTTTTACACATCGAGTCAAAATAAGCATCGATATAGTCATCAGACTTGTCAGTTAAATCAACTGAATCATCCAAAGCCTTAATGGCATCAAGCTTCAACTGCTTTTCTGACTTACCGTTGAATTCATAGCTATCGCCAACATAAGGCTTAACTTTGTTAATTAATTCAATTCGAGCGCCAACAGCCTTGTCCATAGCATCCCCAGCATACCTTTCTTTGAGGTCTGCTAACTCTTTTTCAGCTGCATCTGCCTTGGCTTGAGCTTTATCAGCATTTTTCTTGTCTGCATCTGATTTGCCTTTCAGCTCGTCAAGCTCTTTTTGCTTTTCCTTGATTTCTTCTTCAAGATCAGCTATTTTTTTAGTTTTATCAGAATTGTCTGCATCAAGTTTGATGATCTTGTCTGCATCCGCAGTAGCAACTGTTACATCTGCGCCATCTAGGCGCACTTTTGTTGTATCCATCTGTTTTCCTTTCTTATCAACATTATCTTGTTGAACCATTTCTGCACTGTCACCAATCAATCGCACTGAATGTCCGGCACGACCATGTTCAACGACAGCAACATGGTTTATTTGTATATTTCTCTGCACCGAATCGTAAGCAACGCCCTTGTACTCACCCTTTTTAGGCACAATTTCCGTTTCAAAGCCAATAGACAGTTCCTGCTTGCCCTTATTGATCTCTGAAATAAGGTCTGCATCAGTAATCGTCATGTCGACCTTCAATGTGTCATTATCCACATGTGCATTATCAGCTGTGAACCCTTTCATATATTTTGAGGCATTTTGCTGATTAACTAACTCTGTGGGATGATCATTAGTCACTGGTTTACTATCTGCGCTGGAAACTGTGCTATCGCTCAATAATTCAGTAGGAAGCTTGGCTTCCATTTCAACTGAATTGTCGGCCTTGAGATATGGGAAAACGCCCACACGAGCTATTGGCACATCTTTTATGTGGATAAACCCTGTCTGAGCGTCTTGCGTAACTTTATCGATTGGTGCAGTATCATACCGCGTCAGCATATCTACTTACCTGTCGGCACATGGATTGGTTTGGTGGGAATATACAATGTTTGTCCTTCCCTAATCCGCCATGTGGCTTTATCTAAGTGGTTAAAATACCGCAGTTGTTGCAACGCTACTTCGAACTTCTGCGCTACATCAAATAGCGTATCGTCTTTCTTAACTGTGTATGTCTGGCACTTTGAGTAGTCAAACATCCCTTCTGGATCTTTTGCCATCTTATCACCTCCTTTATTTGCTATTGGTGCGGGCTTATTGTCTACGCTTGCAGTAGTTGGCTTAGTCCATGTTGGTGTTGTGCTACCACTGCTGCTATTTGAACTAGCTACTGCCGTGCCACCTGGCTTAACAGAATTGCTATCTGCATTGCCACTATTGTTATTACTCTTATCAGTTTTCTTTGGATCATCTGCCATGTTTTTCCTCCTTTGGCATAAAAAAAGACACTCAAGTGAGTGTCATCTATACTGGTTCGGCATAACAACGACATCGTATTGGCTCTCCTGGCAGTTGTCCATTGTCGCCACCGTTAGGATCGTTATAACTAAATGTCTTGCCGTCTAGCTTTTGATGTTTGGGTCTTACTCGCCCATCTTCCATCGACCGCCAGACGTACTTGGTATATCCTGCCTTTTGGCTGCGATAAGCGTCTAGCTGTGACAATGCCTTGCCTGTCTGATCATTAGCGATTAACGTTGCATGTCGTAATGTCATCCCTGTTCGATAGTTAATTGCATGTGAAATATCAGTAACACCACCTCCATGATTAATATTCTGATAGATGTCATTTTTAAGCTGATCAATATACCTATGTTTCATTGTCTTTATCAGTGCTGTATTTTCTGCGATTTTGCCTTTTGTGTAATTGCTCAGGATTGTTTCGCCCATCAAAGGATTAATAGCTATTGTGCCTTGTTCCTTGCCCACAGTTACCTTATACCTCTTAGCTTTTTGCAAGCTAAAGTTATTGATTGATATCAACCATCTGGTCACTAATGATTCAATGGTCTTTTCATCCTGTGTATCGTCCATTGTCAGAGAAAACAGCTTTAACGATTGCTGAATTGAGTTTGCCCAATTGGGATCGTCATTAGCAGCATCATGCAATACTTTGGTTCCACCAGTTACATACGCTTTCAAATGAACCTGAACAAACTGATTAGCTTGCTTTTGCCATTGCCTAATCAGCTGATCCATCTTGCGCTCATACCAGCGTTCCAACTTTAGCGGATAGCCATTACGTTTTCTGCCCATGAGTTGCCTTCTTCATGTCGTCCAGATACTGCTTGACCTGTTCTGGCGTTAGCTTGTCAGAGCTGTCATTTTTGGTGACATTTTGCATCCCTTGAATAGCGTTATTACTCATGCCATTCAGTATTTGCTTGGCTTCATCAGGATCATAAATAGCAGAGCCAACCAGGGTGGAAGCAGCGTTTGCATTGTTGTTGAACGTTTCTGATTGTGTCTTATCGTCTGGTGACCATAGCGGATTGAACTCAATGTGCCAGTCTAAACTGTCTGGGTCTTCCTGGCCATCTCCAATGTCGTCAGCATACATCAGCAACCTGACTATGTACTCTATTTCAGGTTTAAGCAATGATTCTTGCATCGATTTGACTGTGTCATAGTAGTTGACTACATCTTGGCTTGCCCCTGCTAAAGAGCCCGCTTGTTCTCCAGTTAACACTGACTTGGGAATGTTGCATGCAGCACTTAGTTCTTGCCAGACGAAGTTAAGTAATGTGTCATATCCACTAACAGGTGTCGCTACCTTTGCTATTTCATCCTCTTTGTGGATAACCGCTGTTGCTTCAGTATTCATAACCTGTGTTAGCCTTCTAAAGTCACGATCGAAATCTTCATCATTCTCATTAGCTAATTCGTCACTTTTGACAACCTTGAATGTAAATTCCCGAAGCATCTTGCCTGTTGATTCAAGAGCTATGTTCATCGCTTTTAACTGTTCAGAGCACCTGGTAATGATAGACGTACCTGTGGCATCATCCTCAAACTTATCCAGCGTAATGTGAAAATACCGGCTCTTGTCCAATATGATAGGCTTATAATTTACTGGATTAGGAACCTGCATCCCTTGCTCATTTGTTTTATAGCCTGCTTGTGTTGGTCTGATAGTGATTGATTGCTCTTTCTTGTAATTATCGCTAGTCGGATCATCATTGTATTGATATTGCTCAATGTGATTCTGCCCGAAAGCATGAACAAACGCTACATCTTTAACATTCTCAGGTATTAGAGGCTTGCTTAAATCAGAACTCCCGTTGTTAATCTCTTTTACACCTACGTTAATGTAGCCATCTCCATGCAATCGCTGATATATTAATTGCTGAGTCAACACATCATTAAGCCTTAGCTTGTCTAGTGCATCCTGGTAAGTCTCCTGCTTATCTGGATCATCTGCAATTACCAACCGCCAGCCATTACGTGTAGCGTCTTCTGCTGGTTTGGCGACCACTCTGCGTGCAATAGCATCATGCTTATATTGGTTATTTAGCTTGTTATAATCTTGCTCATCCCATGAATATCGCCAATGTAACATTGCATATGGCAAGTGTGAGTTCATATCCAAGCCATCAGAGCGAATAGTCTTATTTTTCTTCTCTTTTTTGCCTATTCCAAACAATAATCTTCCTCCTTTCTAAAATCTGATAAACGGACCATTTGATTTCTTATTCAAACGTCTCACTGCATATACCATCGAGTCCACATTGTCATCGTGTGGCATATTAGGGAATCCGAATATTTCTTCTAGCCAATCATCAATCTCTGGTATCCACAAGGGATGCGGTACGTATATCTGCCCTGCCTCCCAAATTGGGCTTACCGAACTAGCACGTGCCTCTTTGCTATCAGCACCAGGTGACACTGGAACAATACCAGGTATCTCTTTCTTGAGAGTGTCTATAATAGCAGGACCATTAGCTTTGTCCTCAACTAACTTTGCTGTAGCATGTGGATAACGTTTAGTCATTGCCCTAATAGCATCTAGCGTTTGTGTGAAAGACAAGCGCTTATGACACCAGTGCGGTAATAGATATAGCTTGGCTCCTCGTCTTGCCCATGTTTGACCTGCTACAAAGTCATCATTCTCTTTGCTCTTAAACGTTGCATCCCAGGCTTGAACCTGCTCGTCAAAATGTCTTTCTGGTATCTCCACATCTTTTTCGGTTAAACCTAGCTCCGTCATCTTTTGACGATCAGGAACATAGAATTTAACCCAGTCACGCTTAAAAATATTGCCACCTTCTATTGTTGGTGATTGTTGGTACATGGCCTCGAATTTATGGCTTCCCATATCAAGCTTATGTGTTTCTAGCTCTTTCAAGGGATGCAATTCAGGACACAAGGCATCCCCGTTGTGTCTGCCTATAGTATCTGTTTCACCAGGAGGAATGTTTTCAGCAATTGCTGGTAACTTAATCTCTTCCCAGGGCAATGCTTTTCCTCTAAGTAATTGACCGGCAAGGTCGTCCGTATGCCATCTCGTCATAATCACAATAACGGAGCCGCCTTTTTGGAGTCTCGGATAAAAGGTCATCGTCCATTCATCCCATATCTTCTTCCTGATAGTTGCTGAAGATGCTTCCTCAGCGTTCTTGTTTGGGTCGTCAATTATTAATAAATCAGCTGACATACCAGACGCACCACCTAACATTGACGTTGCGTAGAAACCACCATCATGGTTAAGGATATTGAATGTCTTAGAGGTGTTCTTGCTCATTTTCAAGCCAAACAATCTAGGTGCCCATTGGCTAAAAATCCTCCTGTTAGCCTCAGCAAATTGAGTATATAGGTATTCTGAATAGGTCGTTATCATGACATGCTTATCAGGGTTTTTCATGAGAAAGTAACTAGCAAAAGTTTCTGTAATAGTTGTCGATTTTCCATGTTGAGGAGGCATTTCGACAATATAGAACTTCTGTTCACCATCCATGATCTTTTGTAGCTTTTTACAAATGTATTTTATATGTGGAAAAAGTTTTAACTTAGGATTAGCTAGCTCGAAGAAATATTGATACTCACGCCTAGCTAATTCTTCTTGTGCGCCACGTTCAATTGCGCGTATCTCACTGTGACTGTACTTAATCAATATCATCTCCTATATGTGCTAATTTTCTAAGATCATCAACAGACAGTTTCTCAAGTTTTTTAGATGATGAATCAACTATCTTGTCTACTTCTTCAGCTTGTGCCGTTGCTAGTTTTGCTTCAGCGATTGCCTTTTCCGTTTGTGCTTTAATAAGCGGATCTCCCGGATTGCGTTTAAGCAGTTCTTTAGCTGCATTCAATCTTGTTTTAACTGGGATCGGAACTTCAACTATGCCCTTAGATGTCATCACCTTTTCTTTTTCTTCGCCACGCATGATAGATGATAAGTATTCAAAGATCTCTTTTTGGTCAGCTACTTTCTTACTCTCAATTGACTTCCGCCTTTTTTGGATGTAGGCGATGACTTCATGTTTTTTCAAGTTTTGACCAGCTATTGAATATGCTGATTTTTTCTTATATCCTGCTTTGATAGCTGCTTCTGTGGCATTTCCCGAAATCATATATTCATCAGCAAATTTGCGTTGTTTAACAGTAAGTTTATCCTTCACATCATTTCACCACCTCCTAATTTTGGGTAAATAAAAAAGCCGAATATAGTATTCGCCTTTTAAAATATTAGCATCACTACCCAAAAATAACTTTC